TCGATCGTCCATGGTTCGGGTTCAATCGGAGCCGGCGTCCACGCATTCGCGGGCGCCTCATCATTCGTCCAGACGCTTGCAGGAGGTGCGGCACCGTTCCAGGTCAGAGGCAGCAATGTCGCGTCCGCCTGCCATGACATCGTCTCGAACGGTCGCCGAACCCAGGCTTCATGGTCCCGGCTGTAGGTCGAACTGCCACCGGCCGAAGCAAACGCTCCCTGCCCGGAGGTAAGCGACACAAAGAACGAGAGGGATGCTCCCGACAACACCAACGCGCCTGAGGATGCGACCGCGTTGACCTTCGTGCTCGCAGCCGAGCCTGTCAGCACAAACGACGCGCCGACACCAGGCTGCAAGGATGCGAACGCTGCTGCATTGCCGACGAGTGCAAAAGACGCAGCACTCCCTGGCTCCAGAACACGGAAGGCCGCAATGTTACCCGTCAATGTGAAAGTACCCGCCGCCGCTGGACCGGTGGTCCTGAAGACAGCGGCCTGTCCGGCGACAGCAACCGATTGCCCTGAGGCCAGAAGCGCAAAATTGCCATTGCTCGGAAGTTGAGCCAGCGCCCAACGGCCGAGTGCGTCGAATGCAAGAAGAGACATGACTTAGAGCACCGCAGCAGCCCGGAACAGCGCATCGATCTGATCGGACGTCCAGTGGCAAGCGGCACCGATCGCGACCGTCAACGGGTGACTTCGCTGAAACGTCGTCGCACCCGAGATGATCATGGTCGCCTCGAATTGTTGTCCAGGCGGTAGGCTATCGACCGCCTGCTTGAGCGCAGCCGGGATCTCACCTGTCTTCACCGCGGCCAGGGCTTCATCCTGGGTGATCACGCCCTCAATCGCGAGCTGTTGGAAAAACTGCCGGTCCGAGATCACGCTCGGCACCGGATTCGACGGTGTGACGGGATCGGGCAAATTGCCCAAAGCAAGCCAGGCTTGAAACAGCTGGCGATCCGCATTTCCGCTATCATCAGGAATCCAGGCCCCATCCGACTTGCGGATCACAGCGGCGGATTCAGTGGCTTGATACTCTGCCATTCCTAGAGCCTTGCATTTGCGATCACACTGACCGGGTTGTACCAGGTGGCGGCCGCAATACTGGACGCGTAGCTGGTCACGAAATCGATGCCGGCGACCTGAATTGCACCGGTCGAAACCGCGCAAGTCGGCGTTGCCCGCATGCACACCGGCAGCGGCGTGGTTGCCGCCATTTGCTGGGTTGAGGCGCTTCCGTTGTAAGTTTGGGCGCCTGCGGCGATCTTGACGTAGTATCTCTGGCAGATGCCGAGTTCGGTCAGATAGTCCGGCAGCTGGAACGGAGGTGCCACATTTCCTTCGTACATGCCGGCGTCGAACAATTCGAACACATTTCCAGCGGTCGCGAAGGCGTTGGCAGTCTGGCCGCCGTTCATCAGATAGAGATAGAGATACATGCCAAGGCTAGTATCCCTCGCCCATGTGCCTGTGGTCGCCCCGGCAAGCGTGACCGATTTCACGACGTCGGTATTGATTTCGCCAGCCGCAACCGTGAAAGAACCGACCACCGTCGTATCGGTGGCAGCATTCTGCAACTGTACGACATAAGTGCCCGCAACCGGCGCCTTGACGCCGACCTGGATCGTTACCGTCCTGGCGGCCGCCGTCCCCCACATGAGATCGGCAACCCGAACACCTTCGAGCCTCTGCTGGAGAAAGCAAACCTGTCCCCCGGAGGTCGGTTGCGCCGTGCCAACCGTGACGCGGATGCGCCAGGGCGAGCCGCCCGGCGTATTCACGTTGACCTGCGAACAGCTGAACGTTCCCGTGGTCATCGTGTGCTGGATGTACCACTGGTCAACCGGATAATAGAGATTGGTGCTGCCAGCGCTTACACCATTCTCCTGGCTGATCTGCATCCCGCCATTGACGAGATAATTCCGCTTCGTCACGCCGAGGTTGGCGCGAGCTTGCGCCATTTGCGTCGTCGTGAACGCATTGGGCTCCTCGATCGATATCAGGTCTTCCTTCACGGCGACGATCGCGACGTTCGGCGCAGCCGTAAAGCTGATCTTGGTGCCGGCGCCGCTCTGACCCGAGCCCGCGCCCGAGCCCGACGAATTATAGAGCACCGTGGTCCGGGCGAATGTGCCGCTCGCCGCCGTGTAGGCGCCTTCCGCGATCTCCCATTGAGTCAGATCGCTACTGATCGCGATGAACTTGTACCGGCGACCGTCAATCGCTCCGGCGAGCGACGGCGACTGGCAGCCGCCGACCGCCGACGAATAGATCCAGTCCGTCGTCCCTCCAGCGGTGGGAATGAACCGGCAATTGTCGAGAAAAGCTGCCATATCAGGTAATCGTCAAAATGCCATTGGTCTGGTCGAGATCGACAGTGAAGGTGTTGCCGTTCGTCAGCGTGATCGGTACGCCATAGTCCCACCAGCCGATCAGCGGCTTGGTCGATGACGTCGAGTTGTAGAGCACCGCGTATTGAAACGGCCCGATCGAGCCACCCGAGGCCGTCCACGCCGGATCGGTGCCACCGACGAACTTGAACGTGCCGGTCGTCTGCGCGCCCGTGATGGTGCCCACGCTGTTGCCGCCCGCGGTATAGCCGTTACCGGCCGCGAGATCCGCCGGCGTGTTGTAGACCGTGTTGGTAACGATCGGCGCGGTGTTGGTCAGGTAGACCTTGTAGACCTGCACCGTTCCGGTCTTCATGTCGTGCAGCGCGTTGGCGACGTCCTGCACGAAGCAATAGAACTTGTTGAAGCTTGCCATTGTCGTCCCCTAGATGACCTGTCCGGAAACGCGCACCGTCATCGGCCCCGCGTTGAAGGTCGATGTCAGCCCGAGATTGTTCAGATCGGTGAGCGCCGACGTGAAGCCAAGGCCCCAGGTCTGGATGCGCCCGTCTTCCTTGATGTACGGAGCGGATTCCAGCAGCGCGCCGTAGAGATAGAGATCTGGCGCCATCGCGAGCAGCCAGTTGTTGCCGTTCGACGCAAGCGACGGCACGTTCTGGCGGTAGACCATTTCGATCGTGTAGGCGGCGTCCGGCGTCGGCGCGAGCTCCAGCTCGCTGCCGAAGACGGTGAAGTAACGCGGCTGCGCGGCGATATCCGATGTCGCGAAGCGGTATTCGTCCATCTGTGTTCCCGACTTGAATTCGAGGCACGGTTTGCCCGTCACGCTCGACAGTCGAACCCTGCGCATCGACTGGAAATCGGACGGCAGCGAGATAAACTCCGGCTCGTCCGACCCGAGGTCGACGAGCGCGGTCGCGCGCTGCTCCATCTGCCGTACGAACAGCTGGCGGTTGAACTTGGCTTCCGCCAGCTGGACGAAGGTCGGGATCCGCGCGATCAGCGTGGTGTCCTGGTCGCGCGCAAGATATTCGGTCACCGCCGATTGCAGCGACGTGTAGTCGGTGATTTGGGTCACGAGAGCTCCGCTGACCAGCCGGCCTGCAATTTCGGCCTATCGGTTCGCAAATAGGCCCATTCGGGATCGTCGAGCTTGCTCTGCACGATCGTGTCGAATTCGGGCGTGAACAGCCGCAACGAGGTATTGCCTCTGGCATGCTCCTCGTTGAGCCATTTGACGTAGATGACGTTGGGAATGCGGGCGACATGCCGCCCCCATTCGCTGCGCTGCTCGTCACCGCGCGCCCAGCTGTTCCATTCCAGGATCGGCGCCACGTCCTGGACATGCTCGATCGCGAGGTCGCGACCATTGCTATCGAGATGAGGTCGGATCAGGACGCCCTCCATCAGGACATCTCCGTGACCCACAGCGTGCCCGCCGTCGCCGTCACCAGGCCGTTGGTGGCGGCCTTCAGGGCGGCGATGCGCTGGCCGGGACTGACCGTGACATATTCGACGACGTTGGCCGGAAGGTACGGATCCGAAACGGTCGCGGTCTGCGCGCCGTCCCCGATGCGGTAGCTACAGCCGGAATTGGCGACCAGGCGAACCTGGTAGGTCTCGGTGCCAAACGCGTTGGTGGCACCGACACTGCCGTCATAGGCGATCGTCTGGGTTGCACCGATACGCGAGGAGTTCTGCTTGGAGAAGAACGGCATTTCAGGCGGTCCTCACGGTAACAGAGAAATGCATCGGAATGGCCGCGCCTGATGCGCCCGAGGGCGTCAGCACGATCACGTCGTCCTCGTTGAGATAGGTCGGCGACGGCGGCACGACCGAGAACAGCTGGCCGGCGGCGGATCCCGCCTGCGGCACGGCGAACGTCGCAAGCGTCACCGCATTGACCGACACCGTAATCGTTCCGTCGGTGGTGGTGAGGGCGCCGCCGAGAATGCCGGTGACTTTCAGCACTCGGCAACGGAAGGGAGCGCGGACATAGGCCGCGACGGGACTGGCACCGCAGGATGGCGTATAGGCCGTGAGATCGGCAGTATTGAGCGGACGATTGCCGGGAAGCGGCATCTTGGATCTCCAAAAATGAAGGGCGACCCGAAGGCCGCCCTGAGGTGAGATGAATGATCCTGATGGCTCAGGAGGTGGTGTTGTCGAACACGCCGCCGGAGGCCTTCTCGTTGCGGGCGACCAGGGCGTATTCTGCCAGGATCTGACGGCGATCGGAGTCACCGGTCTTGGCCAGCGGGATCGAGATCATGTTGCGGCCGTTGAGATAGGCCACCGCCCATTTGTCGAGCTCGAGCACCAGCACGTCGCGCGGCCGCTGGAAGCGGTTGGCGACCACCTTGAGCTTGCCGAAATCGGACTCATAGGCATCGACCGACGCGACGATCTTCTTCGACCTCGATTCCTCGATCGCGGTGGATCGACCGGTGAAGGTCGAGAACACCTGCTTGTTGAAGGCACCGGTCATGATCGTGCCGGGCTTGCCGCCATTGCCCCAGATCGCGGACAGCACGGTCTTCAGTCGCACCTCGGTGAAGGCGAGCTGGGTGCCGTCCGTTCGCGTGCCGGTGCCATCGGCAGCCGCCGGATCCGCCGCGCCGCCAGCGGTTCCTTTCGAGGTGTTCGAGAAGATCCATGACAGCACGGACGCACTCTTGCGCGGCGTGGTCGTGTTGCCCGCAACCTTGGCCTGGTTGGTTCCGCACAGGATGGTTTCGAGATCGCGCTTGAGCTCGAGACCCTTGAGCATCTCCTGATAGGCGAGCTCGTTGTCGCGGCCGGCGTGATCCACCGCCTGCTGCGTGCCCGAGACCCGCGCGACCTTGTACGAGATCTGGCAGAGATTGCCGAGCCGGACCGTCGGCGTCGTGGTGTTGGTGTTGGGATCGTCGCCCTCGAGCTGGGCATTGGTGTTGTCGGCCGGCGCGAGTGCCTGCGTCTGCCATTCGTGGTTGACGGCAGATGCCTTCTCCTTGTCGACGCCGCTCATGAACGGCGTGTCGACGGGGTCGATGCGATAGATCATATCGCTGAGGTCTTCGCGGTTACCGACCGCGGAGTAAGTGACGAAAGTTGAAGTCGGTAGAGTCATTTGCGTTTCCGATAAAGGCCGATTGCGTCGCATGACGCGCAGGCGTTCCATGCACGGCCGCGCGCAAAGGCACAGGTGTTACTGGTTGCAACGTTGCGATCTCGTTGGCCCGATGGCGCGGAAGCGAAGTCCGGTTCGGCGTGGCGAGACTATTCGCCGGGAGCCTGCGTTTCTACACAGGGGCGGCGTCGACGCATGGAAGCGTCGTGAGATCTATGTGAGACCGACGATCAGTATGGCACGCGGTACGAGCTTAGATAGCGAACCGGCGCATCCGGTTGGGGCGGCTGCTTGGCCGTCACGGCCACGAGAAACATCTTCGGCGGAAACAGGGCGGACCAAGTCAGTTCTTGCGGTCCATTCTCGTAAAACAGTCGACAGATACAGTTTCCAATCGGCCGCATCTCACGCGGCGCCCCCTTAGTTGGCGAGCAAGATCAGATAAAAGTCACCGAAACGGCGGCGGACAGCCGGTGGTCCCCATGCCCCGCTGTACTCCTTGAACCGGCCAAACGCTTGCTTCCATTCAGACGATCGCTCAGAATCGGGCTTGAGAAAATTTCCTGTGGGATCATAAATGACCGAGAGCGAGGCCTGCGCAGCAGGAAATCCCGTCTCAAACACACGGCTCTCGCAGAAGCCAATGGCGTATTTTTCTCCACTCTCGACAAAATCAAACATGTGGCCTTTCGCAAGGTATTGCTCGATCGGCGAGGCGTGAAAGCGGAATCCAAGTCCAATAAGGCCTCCGTCCAATTGCTCATCGATCATTCGAGCGGTCTGAATGATCACCAAAGCTGCAAGGAGTATCGGTGCGCTCAAAGGCCGGGGCAAGAAAGCACAAATGATCAACCAGGGTATTGCGATGATCGTACCTACCCCACCGATCAGTGCCAGCCAGTCGGACACTTCCGGCAAAAGGAGCATCAGGAAGCGCCCACCGAACCAACCCAGCAGGGTGATCGCGGCAAAGATGCAGGTGAACCAGGGCAAGCGCTTGATTGTCGTGCTGCGTTCGGTCGCCGGCGAGGTTTGGTCGCAATCAGAGCTCAACGGATCCTCACATGGTTTTCGCGGCGATTCGATCGCGTCTAATGCGAGTAGGTAAGATCAACGAGATAAAAATCACCAAAGAGGCGACTGACACCTCGGAATCTCGCTCCGCCACCATAGTCCCTGGCCTCGTCAAACGCTCGCTTCCATTGCGGCGATCGCTGCGAGTCGGGCTTGAGAAAACTTCCCGTGGAATCGTGCATCACGGTCGGCAATGCCTGCCCTTGAGGAAGCCCTCCCTCAGCGTAAGTCCGGCTTTCGCAGTAACTGATGGCGTGCGTGGTCCCGCTCTCGCTCGAAATTCTTGCACGCCGCAAGATATTGCTCCATCGGCGATGCATGAATACGGAATCCGAGGCCGACGATCCCGCCGGATTGGTCCTCGATCAGCCCTGCAGCCACGATGATAACCAATGTTGCAAGAAGAATCGGCGCACTCAGAGGCTTCGGCAAAAAAGCACAGACGATCAGCCAGAGCGTCGCAATGATCATCCCCACCACACCGATCGTTATCAGCCAATCGGACGCTTCTGGCCACAAGAACATCAGGAAACGCCCACCGAACCAGCCAAGCAGGGTAATCGCCGCAAAGATCCAGGTGAACCAGGGCCAGCGCCTGGATGTCGTGTCGCGTTCGGTCACCGGAGAAAGTTGCTCGCAATTAGAACTCAACGGAGACCTCTCGGCAAAACTTTCGATCTGCGACCCGGTTGTCGCAGTTCGAGAACACATCATGCGTTCGCGATGGTTGAGCGAAGGACTGATACCATCCATTGAACAGATCGGGAACGATGTCAACTCTCCCTGTAGTTGTGCAGAAATCGTGCAGACTAGATGATCCCGAACCGCTTCCGCCGCTCCGCCGTTTCCGCAAGCTCTTTCAGCTCCGCCCGCGCCAGCTTGCCGTTGGCGACAACGCCCGCGAGATGATCGCGCACCTTGCCGACGATGTTGATCGCCAGGAACAGCTTTTCACGCCCCGCGGCATCGTCGACCGTGGTCGCGCGCCAGGCCGCGACATAGCTTTTCTCGAGCGTGTCGAAGGACTCGCTCAGCAACTCGTCGTCGAGCAGCGCTTCGGCGCGAGCTGCCCGCGCGGCTGCCCTCTCCAGCGTGGTCTCGTCGGACATTGGTTTCCTCCTCGTTGTTCGGCTGTCGCGTCTTCACATCGCGGCGGGTGCGGCGAGAACGGGAGCCATCTCCGCATGATCCGCCGGGTATTGCTTCTTCGCGTATTGGAGCTTCTGCACCCGATTGAGCGGGTTGCGATTCGCGTCGCGCGCCCGGATAAGAACGCTGCCCTTTCCCTCTTCGATCGCCGCCTTCAGATGCGTCTCCAGCAGCGACATCTTGGCGTCGAGGGCGGCCTTGATCTTGGCGAGCTCGACCTCCCCTTGCGTCTTGACCTGAAGATGGATCGCGTCGTTCTGCGCCTACCGCTGCTCAAGTTAGGCCTTGCGGAGAGCGCCGGCCTGATCTCGCCCGTACAGCCAATAGTTTCGAATCGCGCGGCGACGTAGATGGCGGATTGAGCAATTGCCAGGTCTGCGGAGTGATCGCCGTCGGAATCCCTGAAGAACGGGTCAGCGTTTCCGCGTCAGCCCGACTGCGGTACCCCTCCACGGCTAATCATCGAGTTGAGCAGCCATCTCCAGCAGCGCCGCCGCCAACTGCTTCGCCATCTCTTTCGTGAGCTCGACCGGATCGTTTCCTTCAGCCGCTTTCAAGTAGATCCCTTCTTCCGGCTCAACCCAGACGCGGACGTCGCCGTCAAGCAATTTGACGACAGATCGATCGTGGCTTGCTTTATTGCCCATCGCTACGACGACGTCAGGATCGGCATATCCCATCCTTCCATCGCGAAAGAGTTCGACCTTGCGAAGCTCCCAACGATCGTGATCCAGCTCACTGTAGATAAGCACCGGTTGATGAGCGGCCGCGTTAATCCATTTCACCTTGAGATACGTCATTCGACAGCCATCTTTACGCTGCTGACAACGCTGTTGTTCAAATCCAACGGGACCTCATTAGGGACGATATATACACCCTTGTGGCACATGATCCGCGTCAGCTCGACTGCAGTGTCCCTCCACGGCTAGTCATCCAATCGAGCGGCCAACTCCAGCAGCACGGCCGCCAGCTCCCTCGCCATCGTTTCCGTGAGTTCGACCGGGTCGCGAGATCGACGATCGTGCGCCTTCATGTGGATCGCTTCCTGCTCGATCCAAACGCAGACGTCGCCATCAAATAGTTCGAAGGCCGACCGATCGTGGTTCGCTTTAATGTCACTCATAGTCATTCACCCGTTGTTGGAATGTGGTTGTCACCATCTATCTTAATCGAATTTCCATTGACGTCATATCCATGCACATGGTCGACGGCGGCGTTTGGAAGGTCAAATGGCTTGCTCGTATTCGCGTCGATATGCCCTCGATCCAAACGAAGACGAGGTCCATTAGTAACCGGATCGCTCCATCTGCGTGGATAGTCTGGGTGCAATGGATCACCTTTTGGCACCAAGCCCTTGTCGAGCGCCAAGTCGCGGATTTGCGATCGTGTCTGCCCTGCGAGCTCTTCAGGAAGTATTTCTGGACTCGGTCGCAGCGGCAGCTTGCCGCCAAGAGCGCCCGCGGCCCCGCGTTCTGCCATCAGCGAACCGGGTCCCGCCATCATCATGGCTGTCTCTGCCGCAATCGGGATGAGTGGATCTACCCATACGTCGGAATCGCTGATCGTGCTCGGAGGCGGTCCATATCTGTGCGCAAATGATTCTCTCGAAGCATCCATCGCGCGCTGCGGGAGCGTGGCAACCTGCCTCATCATTCCGTACGCGACCTTGCTGGCGATATCGGCCGCTTTGTTGCCGAACGCCGTTCCAGCGGAGAATTGTCCGCCATCACCGATGAGCGGCGGACCGACGTCAGTTAGATTACCTCGGGTTTCCGGCGATTGAGGCCGCTGCGGTTGGGCCTGCGCCGGCTGAGGTTGAGCCTGCACCTGCTGAACCCTGCCGTTATCACTGAACGGATCGTGGTCGACTGGAACGAACGAGACGTTCTCGAAGTCCGGCTGGTGCTCGACCGGCACCAGGGAATAGTCAGCCATGATGAACAACCCGCAGATACTTGTTGGAGTTATTGGGATCCGGCACGTAATGGTGGCCGTTTCTCGCCTTTCGTGCGCTCTGCGGATATGTACGCTGCGCTCTCCCCGTTTAGATCCCGGCCTTCAGCTGCGTCTTCAGTACCGCCATCTTGGCGTCCAGCGTGGCCTTGATCTCGACGAGCTCGATCTCCTCTGCGTTTGGGCCTGCAGATGGATCGCATCGTTCTGCGCCCTTGTTGCTCAAGCTGGCCCTGATGCGCTGCAAGCGCAGCGCCGACTTGCGCGCGACTGTACGGCCAACAGCTTCGGATCTGGCGGCGGCTGCGGTGGCGCCGGCGGCGGACTGATCGCGGTCGGATCCTTGAGAACGGATCAGCGTTCTTGTGGCTGATAATCCGCGTCAGCTCGACTGCGGTGTTGTAGAGCTCAAGATTAGGCCAAGTAGCGAGGTGACGTCACGATGGCGTGCGAACTGCTGCACCCGGACACCGTCTACGTGCCATGCGCCATCCGATCCACAAACCACGCCGGCGCTTCCGCACGAGTGATCCCTCGCCAGGTGGGCGCAGGATATTTTTTCATGCCTCGGTCTCCGACACATCTTTGTTTTGCGCCGACAACATCGCGCGAATTAGAGCAACCGTCCTTCGGATGGCCGACATGGCGCTGGCGTCCGGCTCGCGGCCCACATGGTTCCACGCCCGTTGCTCCATAAAAAGGTGCGCCCGAAGCCGCACCAGGCCGCTCTCGGCTGACAAGGTGTCCAGCTTCCGCCGGTCAACCTTGTATGGGTTGTCCTCGGACGGATCAAGAGTCAGCGCGAAGCGTCCGATGTCTGACCAGGGCGCTGATTCGTTCGGCACCTCAGATAGCGTAAGATTTTTCGTCGGAATGTATTCTGGAAATGGAGGAGATGGAGGCGATCGAACTGTCGGCATGTTGCACATGAACCTAGGGAGCTCGGCGCAGGAGCGACGGCATGACTAGCTCCTCGCCATTCAGCGCAAGCTTGACCCGACAACCAGTCCAAAACCACACGGTAAAATAGTTGGGGTCCGTCGCTACTTCCAGCATACCCTCCCTGTCGCAAAGGACCGTCAACAAAAGCGAAGACGTCGGCCGAAGAACAATTTCCTCAGCCCAAGGCTCAATGAGCACCGTCAACGCCTCGGGATGATCGTTAGTTATGATATATTTTACTGTCGTATCTGTCACTCAAAACTCCGCAAGATACTTGCCAGCAGGGCGGCGCGATGAACTGCCGACGCGTTGGATGGAAATTCGCGCGCTGTATCCTCGTAAAATTTCTGAAACGCGGCCACAGATCGAGAGGTAATACCAGCAGATTTTAGGTTAGATATTATTTCGGCTGTCGCTTCAGTGGAA